ATCAAGGCTAGATTAAATGGCTAACTTTACTATCTATCACGGCAAATTTTTATGCCATACCTGCAAGGTAGAGGTTGGAACATTAAGGCTCTACGCTGAAACAAAAGAGATGACATGGATGTGCAAAGACAAACACTTAAGTAGTGTAAATCTAGGAAAAAGAAAGAAGAGCGACTTTGACGGAGAAGAGTGAGTCCAAAAGAATAGGTGCTAAGCAGCACAAGAACTCTGGGCGTAACACTCAAAAAGGAGATGCTTCCTGGAAAAACTTTGTTGTAGACTTTAAAGAAGTTGGAAAATCTTTTACATTAAACAAAGAAGTTTGGGCAAAGGCTACTACCGATGCCATGAAGAATGGTAAGGACCCAGCCATAGTAGTCGTAATGGGCGACGGTAATGCCAAGGTAAGGCTTGCTATAATTGAGATGAGCATATTAGAAGATCTAGTGGGGGAATAATGGAACAGCAACAAACAACAATAGATATGGTAAATGGTTTGGCAGAAATAGCAGACTACATGCAAGATGAAGAGTTAACAACTGCTTTAACATTTATTGCTAAGATTATTATAAAGCCAGACATTCCTTTGAATGTGGCACATATAGAAATTGTAAGGCTTCAAGCAATTGCTGCTAAAATGGCTTTTAAAGCAACCTGGATGGCAAATGTTGATAAGTCAGATCGTGGAAAGAAAAATTTATACTATACTGCAGCAGAATCTCTTAACAACCTGGTATCTGCACTCAAGTACATAACACGCTAACATGCTATACTTATATAAAACAGAGGATAAAAATGACTAAAAATTTACTACAGAGCGTTATGATAAAAAGTATAGCTAACAAGCAGAGTCTTATAGATGGACAAGCTATGATTGAAAAAATAAGATCTGGTTACACTGTTAATCGTGGACCCAAGTTTCAAACCAAAAAAACATTTGCTCCATCTACAATAGCTTATTCGCATGGTGAGTGTCCAAGATATTGGTATCTTGCTTTTGAGGGTGCTACATTTGAAGATAATGCAGATGCTTATGGTGCTGCAAATATGACTGCTGGAACTTTATCTCACGGAAGAATTCAAGATGCTATGATGAATTCAGGTATTGCTAAAATTTATCGTGATGATGATAATCAACCAACAACTGAATTTAAGATTAGACATGATGATCCACCAATCTTTGGCTATGGAGATGCAATGATTGAATGGGAAGGCGAAGAAATTGTTGGCGAAATTAAGACAATGCTTAGTGAAGGTTTTGAGTATCGTAAAAATTCAATGAAGCCAAAGTCAGGGCATTTAATTCAATTACTTATTTATATGAAAATTCTTGGAAAAAAGAAGGGTGTTCTTATTTATGAAAATAAAAACAATCATGAACTTCTTGTGCTTCCAGTTGAGGTAGATGATAATTATCGTCAATGGATTGATGCAACATTTCAGTGGATGCGTGATGTTCGTTCTGCTTGGGTAGCAAAAACATTACCTACAAAAAATTATCGCTCTAACTCAAAAATATGTAAGACTTGTCCTATTCAGCAAGCATGTGCTGATGCTGGCACTGGAGTGATTAAAATTAAGTCCCTGGAGGGGCTACGTGAAACTATGTGAAAGATGTGAAACTCGTTTTAATCCAAAAGTAAGTTATCAAATTTATTGTGGACAAAATTGTAGAGACGCTGCAACAAAACAAAAGATTTTAGAAAGATATAATTTAACTCGTACTCAAAAAAGAATAGGAAAAAAAAGATTTTGTATTGGGGGATGTAAAACACAACTCTCTATATATAATGAATCTGGATTTTGTAAAAATTGTAATGTTAATAAAAAAGAAGTAGATAAAATGCTAAAAAAGCTAAAGGGGTTTTTTGACTATGATCAAGAATAAATGGGGGATTGAAGTTAAGCCTGAAAGAATATGTGCTATAGACGCTAGCACTAATAGCCTTGCTTATGCAGTATTTGACAAAGAAATTTTAAAAGAAGTTGGAAAAATTAACTTTGAGGGAAATGATATATACCAAAAGGTAGGGGATGCTGGAAGAAAAACTAAAGCATACTTTGAAACAATTATGAATGCAAACGCTATAGTTATTGAGCACACAGTATTTATGAATAGCCCTAAAACTGCTGCAGATCTTGCATTAGTTCAGGGGGCAATTTTAGGCTCTGCTGCAATCTGTGGTATTACTATAGTCGGTAAGGTTTCGCCAATAACTTGGCAAAACTATATTGGCAATAAAAAAATATCTAAAGATGAACATGCAATGATAGTTGCTAGAAATCCAGGCAAGTCAGTATCATGGTATAAATCTTTTGAAAGAAACCTAAGAAAACAAAGAACAATAGATTTTGTTGAGTTTGAGTTTGATAAAAAAATAACAGATAATGATGTGGCTGATGCTTGTGGCATTGGTTATTGGGCTATAAATAATTGGAATAAATCTATAGGAGGAACGGAATAATGCCTGAGTTAAATGCAAACATACCACCTATAGAGTGTTACGTTCGTGGAAATTTCTTAAGAGATCAGTTAGACAGTCATGATCAATATTTCCCATGTGTAATATTTGGTGTTGCCAGTATTAAAGGAAGAAGTCCTTTATTTCATTTTATGATGGAGGATGGTGGAATCTGGTGGAGAATGCCTATTAATGCATTTTGTACAAAACCAGGAGTTCCAGAAGAACCAATTCATAATCTTGTTTTGTGGAATTCTTTTAGTCCACACGTTTCAGTTACAAAGTTTCAAGCATTAAGCAACATGAGAATGTCATACATTGATAGATCTAAGACTAATGTTCCTGGAACATATTTATTTACCCTTGACTGGCATAGCCCAGAAACAAATATTTTAGATGATGGGTACTCTGAAAATCCAGGTCAACACAAGTGCGGACACGTTATTCAAAGAGATGACGGTAATTTTGCAGTACAGCCAAATAACAGGGTAAGAATAAAAGAGCCATCATTTGTAACAAAAAAGGATTTAGTTATACAAAGACTCATTAATACAAATAAATGGGATGTTGAGAGTTACGACAAGTGGATCCTTGAAGACTCCAATGCCTATGATTATGACGTTATTGATACAGAAGTTGACAAATAATACTATGGCTGGTAAACTATATACATCAGAGGTTTGGCTACGTAAGAGATATCTTATTGATAAAAAATCTCCAGAAGATATTGCAAAAGAATGTGGGGCAAGCGTAGAAACAGTCTACGTTTATCTTGCTAAATTTGGATTAAGGAAATCAAAACGATGAAAGCAAAACCAGTGTTTAAAGATTCAGCTCAATTTAAGTACGATGACCTATACCTGTATGCATTAGGTGCACCTTCTGGGCATGCAATTCTAAACACTTGTACCAATATGGCACAAATGCTAATTCAAAAAAATATTGCTTATGGAGATTCAGCTCTTGATCCAGTTAGAATTTTTAGCAAAGCTGACCCAGTTGAGCAACTTAGAGTTAGAATTGATGACAAACTAAGTAGACTCATGAAAGGTACTGACTATATTGGTGATAATGATATAGATGATCTAATTGGATATTTAGTTTTGTTAAAAATAGCAAAGGAAAAAAATGTCAACTGAAGAAGATTTAGTCAAACATCTTGACCAGGTAAACACAGTTGTTTCTGAATATTTAAAAGGCAATGATCCAACAGTTATATCAAAAGAATTAGATATTCCAAGGGTAAGGGTTGTAAGCCTTATTAATGAGTGGAAAGTCATGGCATCAGACAATGCTGCGATTCGTGCTCGTGCTAAAGAAGCACTTGTAGGTGCAGATACTCACTACACTAAACTTATTTCTAAGTCATATGAGGTTATTGATGAAGCATCTATGACAAATAATCTTGGCGCAAAGACTGCTGCAATTAAACTTGTTATGGACATTGAGTCTAAGCGTATTGATATGTTACAAAAAGCTGGACTTCTTGAGAATAAAGAACTTGCAGAAGAGATGGTTGAGATTGAGCGCAGACAAGAAGTATTAGTTGGTATTTTAAGAGATATTGCTTCAACCCACCCAGAAGTCCGTGACATAATTATGCAACGCTTATCATCTATTGCCAAAGAGGGAGAAGTGATTACAGTTGTCCACGATGTTCAATGAGTTTCTTGAAGTACTTAAAGAGAATCATTTTGTAGAAAAACCTGTTGACGCAAAGACATTTGTTGAGTCTCCAGACTATCTAGGACAACCACAACTATCTGAAATTCAGTACGAAATTGTAGAAGCAATGAGCCAGATTTATCGTAAAGAAGATCTTGAAGACCTATATGGATCTGTTGAAGGCGCAAGATATTATAATAAATACACAAAGAATGAAATTATCCTGCAACTTGGCAAGGGATCTGGAAAAGACTTCGTATCAACAGTAGCTTGTGCGTATGCAGTATATAAACTATTATGTTTAAAAGATCCAGCAGTCTACTATGGAAAGCCTGCAGGAGATGCTATTGATATTATTAACGTCGCTATTAACGCTCAACAGGCTAAGAACGTTTTCTTTAAAGGTTTTAAAAGCAAGATTGAACGCTCTCCTTGGTTTGCTGGAAAGTATAATGCCAAAGCAGACTCAATTGATTTTGATAAATCTGTAACTGTTTATTCTGGACACTCAGAGCGTGAATCCCACGAAGGTTTGAACTTGTTTATGGCAGTGCTTGATGAAATTTCTGGTTTTGCATCGGAAGTTGGAACTGGTAATGAGCAGGGTAAAACTGCAGAAAATATCTATAAGGCCTTCCGTGGTACCGTAGACTCTCGTTTTCCTGATCTTGGTAAAGTTGTTTTGCTTTCATTCCCCCGTTATCAAGGTGACTTTATTTCACAAAGATATGAATCAGTTATTGCTGAAAAAGAAACTACAGAAAAAAAACATACCTTTATTATTAATGAAGACTTGCCCCATAATGATCCTGGAAATCAATTTGAAATTTTCTGGGATGAAGATACAATTATTTCTTACAAGATACCAAAGGTCTTAGCATTTAAAAAACCAACATGGGATGTAAACCCTACACGTAAGATTGATGACTTTAAGATAGCCTTTTATACAGACCTTGCAGATGCAATGATGCGCTTTGCATGTATGCCTACATATGCATCAGATGCTTTTTTTAAAGATAAAACAAAGTTAGAAAGGGTAATGACACTTCGTAATCCATTAGACCAGTTTAGAAGGTTTGATGAGTCATTTAAACCAGATCCAGATAAAATTTATTATATACACGCTGACCTTGCACAGAAGCACGATAAGTGTGCTGTTGCAATTGCTCACGTAGATCGCTGGGTAAATATTCAGGTAATTAAAGACTATGAACAGGTGGCCCCAATTGTAGTAGTAGATGCAGTAGCCTGGTGGGAACCTAGAGCAGAGGGACCTGTTAATCTGTCAGAAGTTAAGCAATGGATTATGAATTTACGCAGACAAGGTTTTAACCTTGGAATGGTTTCATTTGACCGTTGGCAATCATTTGATATTCAAAATGAGTTACAGGCTGTAGGAATAAGAACTGAGACTGTTTCTGTTGCAAAAAAACACTACGAAGATTTAGCAATGATGATTTATGAGGAGCGTGTAGCTATACCAATGATTCCTATATTGCTAGAAGAAATGTCTGAGTTGAAGATTATGAAGGGAAATCGTGTTGATCACCCCCGCAAAAAATCTAAGGACTTGGCAGATGCTCTATGTGGAGCAGTGTTTGGTGCGATATCTCATACACCAAAGACTAATAATACTGAGATAGAGATTCATACGTGGAGTTCTGCAAGCCGACTTGCGGACAAACAGGCACGTATGGTAGAATTGGATAATCGGGAAATGCCTAACGATGTTAAGGATTTCCTAGATACATTCAAGTTAATATAAACAAACAAACAAGGAGAAAGATGAATTCATTTAAGAAAATCGCTATTGTCATCGCTGCAGCCCTGACTAGCACAGCATTGGTAATTGCACCTTCAAGTGCAGCACCTCTAGCAGTAACGGTTGCAGGAGCAGCGAATACAACAACCGCACTTGCACCAGCAACTGCAAACGTACCAGCAGATAATAAGGTAGATGCAGCAGATGCTGTAGCCCTAGTTGCAACTGCTGACACAGGAACAGTAGTATCATTTGCCTCAACAGGTGGAGTACGAATTGTTCTGGCTTTGGACAACGCTCCAACAGCACCAGTTCTTGCATCAGCAGGAACAACAACACATTCAGCAACATCACAGGGTGCAGCACTTACTGTGTATGCATTCACAACATCAACAGCAACTGGATCAGTAACCATTACAAATGGTGCATATTCAACTATCGTTTATGTTAAGGGTGTTGCAGGATCAGCATACAATGTTGGCGTAACAGTTCCATCTGCAGTAGCAGTAGGAACAATCCCATCAGTTGCAGTAAATGTAACAGACGTATTTGGTAACGCAGTAGGCGGAGAGACAGTAACAGCAACACTTATTGGTGCTACTTGGGCAGATGCCTCAATCTCAAAGTCAATTCTTACAGCAACAGCAGCAAATGTTTCTGCAGACTCAACACTTACTCTTGGCTCACGTGCTGAGAAGTTGGCAACAGCAGTTGCTGGCACAGTAACAGTTGCAGCAACAGGAGCAACTTCAGCGACAGCAGTTACAGGACTTCCAGCACCAGTTAAGGCTGTAGTTGGTTCATTCGCAGTAACTGATCTTAATGGAACAATTAATGCACTTAATGCACAAATTGCATCTCTTAATGCACAACTTGCAGGAGCAAACGCTACTCTAGTTGCAGAAAGAGCAGCACGTGCAGCAGACAAGGTTGCATCAGATAAGGCACTTGCAG